TGCAATGATATAGTTTTCTCATATCGTGGTAAGAAAGTGGGTATATTTCCGCAAGTTTCTAATGGTGAGAAAGAATTTCATACATATTACGGAGATTTATCAAAGAATTATCGCAGTGTAGAGGATTTTGAGGCGGATACTTTTTTTGACGGACATACGATAGCTGATATCTACAACAGTATAAATGACATATTTATATCTTAAAGCACTTTATGAAGTATAAGGTGCTTTTTTAATACACAGAAAGGGGTGATTACTATAAAAGTAAAGGTCATAAGTAACTTCTATGACTCTACAGCCGGAAACATTCTAAGAAGTATAGGAGATATACTTGAAGTTACTGAGGAAAGATTTAAGGTGCTTGATGAGTATAAGTTTGTAGAGAAAATAGAAAATAAGAAGAATGAAATATTAGATAAGCTGGAACAGATTAAAAAAGATTACAAAGTACATGAGTTCATGAATTTATTAAGAGCTGGATTGATTACTGCAGATAAAGTGAAAGAAATGATGCAGTATACTAAAGTCATGAAATCTGAAACAGATAGACAGATATTACTTAATGTAATCAGAAACTATCTAGGAGGTCTGTAAAATGATATATGTGACATCTGACCAGGAAATAAATTATTCTCCTAAGAATTTAGTTGAAGAGGTTACAACTAATGTTGGAATGCTCTTAAGAGTATATAAAGAGGAACAGCCTCTCAACCGTGATTTTAGTTTTGATAGTGACTTGATAGATAAAAATATAAATGTAGTTGAAAATAGAATAATGTCTCAGTTGCTTGAAACATTCCGAAAGTACGAGCCAAGAGCATTACTTAAAACTACACAAATAATAATGAAAGATAAGTACAGAAATGAGTTTGAAATTACGCTGGGAATCGAGGTGATAGAGATTGAGTGATTTTGAAGATTATGAAGTAATAGATAGCGATGCATGGGAAATTAAAAGGGATATGATAAACAAGTTTCAAGAGCTGAGCGGAAGAACTCTGACTGAAGCAAGTCCAGAAACATTAATTTTTAGTACAGTTGCATATCAGTTAGCTTTACTGGAAGAGAAATATAATGATGATATTAAGCAAAACTATCTAAGATATGCCAGAAATGAAAGGCTTGACCTGAAAGGTGAAATATATGGGAACAGAGGTAAAAGGCTGGTAGAGCAACCAGCAATAGCAACTTTCAGATTTTATATATCTGGTGTTCAAGCAACTGACATAGTTATTCCAAAGGGCTCAAGAATCAGATATAACGAGCTTTATTTTGAAACAGATGAGGAATATAAAATAACAAAAGGAAATTTATCAGTTGACGGAAAAGCCACTTGCAACACATTGGGAATCATTGGAAATGGTATTCCAGTTGGACAAATTAAAGATATGGTTGATATATATCCGAATTATCAGAAAGTTGAAAACATTACCGAAAGTAATTCTGGAACAAGTGAAGAACCAGACGAGAGTTACAGAGAAAGAATAAGAGAAATTCCCGAGAGCTTCACAACGGCAGGAAGTTCAGGAGCTTATACCTTCTGGAGTAAGACGGCAAGTACAAATATTATTGATGTCAAAGTTCATTCGCCATCGGCAACTAATGTAGATGTCTATATTTGGACTGACACAGGCACAGTAAGTCAGGAACTTAAGGAAAAAGTAAAAGCAGTACTTAATGAAGAAAATGTCCGTCCTTTAACTGACAATGTGAATGTCAAGGAGCCGAACAAAATCAACTATTCTATAGATTTTGATTATTATATCGATAAAGATAATGAAACTCTTGTAAATATTATAAAATCTAACGTTGATAAAACCATTCAGGAATTTATTAAATGGCAGAAAGAAAAGATAGGCAAGGATATTAATCCAGATGAGTTAATCAAGAGGCTTAAAATAGCTGGAGTTAAGAGAGTAGTACTGAGAAGTCCTGCATTCCAAAAATTAGATTTTAATCAGATTGGAATAAATAATGGTATAACAAGCAACTATCAAGGAGTTGAAAAACTATGATAACTGTACAGGATTTAAAATTGACTTATATAGCTGCAAGTTCAACTCTGACTGATGAACGGACAAGATGGATTTACGAATCTATAGATTATGCAATATCGAATCAGAAAAAAAGGATCATGGATAAGTTTTTTCTTAATATTAATAAACTCACAGAAACAGAGATTGATTATCTGTTATGGGAGTATCATGTTGACTATGTTGGAGAAAACACCAGTCTCGAAAATAAAAGGGAGCTTGTAAAAATAGCAGTAATAGCTCACTTTAACAAGGGAACGCTTGGAAGTGTAAAAGCTATCTGTAAAATTCTATTTGGTAACGCAGAAATAAAGGAATGGTTTGAATACGGAGGACGACCGGGCTACTTTAAAATATCTACATTGGGAGAGTTGAAAGATGAAAAAGATTATCTGAAAGTACTTGATGTTATAAATGAATATAAGAATGAAAGAAGTTGGCTTGAAGCATTGACATTTGACAGGACTGCAGAGTTTGGAAAGCATATTGGGATATTTTCTGAAAAACAGATAATTAATATTCTGAATGAAAGAAACTTTGAACTTCCGTGGATGGAACAGAATTTAAGTGAAGGAATAATAAATGTAACTGTAAAAGAAAATACAATAGGGATTAGATAAGGAGGTAGTATGGCTAATTACATAGGTTGGATATTGACTAACAAAGGAAGAGAACTTCTTGCAAAGGCAATAAATAACGAGACTAAAATAAATATCACAAAATTTAAAATAGGAGCAGGATATAACATAGGAAATGACAGAGAATTAACAGATTTACTAGATAAAAGGAATGAATTTCCAGTCAATTCTTATGAAAGAAAAGAAAATGGAATAGTGGAATTTACTTTCATTGTTTCTAACAAAACTGGAAGCGGTACAAGTACAATAACGAATTCATATAAAATTTCAGAGATGGGAATTTATGCTCAAGATGATTCAGGAACAGAAATTTTATATGCTTACAATAAAGGGACTGATGGAGATTATATCCCAGTTTATAACGGCAAAAATGCGATAGACATAGTAGAGAAATGTATTATTATAATCGATCAGGCTGCAACATTGAATGTAACAATAGATAATTCAATGACATATTTAACAAGAGATTCAGCAGACAGAAGATATTTGGAAATACAGGCATTGGCTAAAATTATTGGATTAGAGTACGGCGGGAACATACAAGACATAGGAACAAAGACAACAGGAAAATTTTACTATGACAAGGCACTTAGATATTATTACGAGTGCATTGTGAATAATAGTTTAACTTATAATGATGGCTCTAAGTTTAGAGCAATTTCCAACAAGCCGATTTCGGATAAATTGGAAAATTTATCCAAAGTGCAGCAAACAAAGCTTTATGTATACTCTGAAGCAACAGGAACTGCAAGAACTACATGTAACATAGTTCAAAAAGCTGGTAATGTAGTTACTATCGTTTTCGATAGCGGGGACGCTCTAAGATATATAAATGATAACACATTAATCTTCAGTATTCCCGAAAACTATAGACCGAAGTCCTTTTTGTCCGTAAATGCATCACAATTCAATGGGACTGCTGGAACGATTTACATACAGCCTGATGGCACAGCTAAGTGGAAAGGACAACAGGTAACAACTGCAAGCATTATATTTTCAGTTAGTTATATTACAGATTAATTGTCAGTAAAATAAGTAAGAGAGCCTTTTAAAACATTGTAATTTCCAGTGTGGCATCCCCAAACATTCAGAGAGTTTCTTTCAATTCTCATACGTGTTGCTCCTTGTTTTCCGCTAGTTAAATTGCTAGCCAAGGCTGATTCTATTCCAAGGCTGACATCATTTGGCTTAAATCCATCAGGAATACTATTAATAAGCTGAGAATTTTCAGTAAAGGTTATATTTTCTCTTTGAATTTCAACTGAAACAACGACAACTTTACCATATTTCTTAAAATTGACTCCCCCACCATGCACAGGGACATCATGTTTTTGAACTCTGTATAAATTTTCCAATTTACATGGAAATGAATAACAAAAAATAAAATATTAAGGAGGTAAAAAATGATAGTAAATATTTATAACAAAGAAACTCTTGAAATAATGGGGAGACCTGTTATTTCAAGCTTAGAAGATTTTAAAGCAAATCCAAAAGTATTTTATCCAGACTTTGATGTCTCAAGAGATTTAATTTCAGAAATTGAATATCAAAATCCAATTCTGGAATCAGGAAATATAAGAGAAATGACAAAAGAAGAACTCTTTGAAAAAGGTAAATATACTCTTGCAAATAATGAGTTAATTGAAAATGGAAGAATAAAAACCGTTAATTTATCTGAATTTGAGTACATAGAAGACAATCAGGTAAAGTACAGAAAAGAAGAAAAAATTGAAAAACTGAAAGAAGAATTATATCAATTAAGACTTGAAAGGGAGAAAAAGCCTTTTGAGTTTGAAGTTAAAGGGAGCAAGTATTTGCAATATAACAGAACGATAGACCAAAGCAACATCACGAAAGTACTTTTTGCTCTTGTTTTAAAGTTTGCTTTAAGTCTTATGAAACAGATAACAACAGGGAAAAAATTGAACTTAGCACAAGTTATGACAGATTTTATGTCTACAGAATATGAGAATTGGAAATTTTATACTGAAGACAATTCGGAAAAATATGTAAATGTTAGTGTGCAAAAATTTATTGAGATGTCGGAAATAATGCGAAAACACACGACAACTTCAATGGTTACTGAAACGACACTTTCACATAGTCTGCTGACTAAATCAGTAGAAGAGCTTAAGAAATTCAAGGCAGAGGAAGAATACAACAAGCTATTTGAAAATGAAATTAGGGGGTAATATGGCCACAAAAATAGCATTAACAGGAAATGGAATTAATACTAGAAGTGTTTTTAAGCAAAAAATTGCTGAAGAAATTTTGGAAGAAATTAGAAAAGCAGCTTCCAAACCAAAACCAGTGTTTGTTGGATATGCACAAATAGGAGGAGAAACACTTAAAAAAGTTATTTACGAATAAAGGAGGTAGTATGCTTGAAAAAGACAAGTTATATATCAGTTTTCATAAACCGAAAACTCCGATTGGATTTCTGATATCTTTATGGACATTAGGTAAATACTCTCATTGTGAGTTTATTTACAATAATCAAGTTTTCCTCTCGAATCCAGGCGGAGTAAGAACAAAAAAATTCAAATATCAGAAAAACTTTGAAATTTTTGAAATGGACAGTAATATCGGAGCAGAGGATATTGTAGAGTTTTATAACACTGCACAGGGTAAAGGTTATGATTACCTGGGCATATTAGGACAGTTCTTTTATGCTAGTAAAGTTCAGAATGACGACAGGTATTTTTGCAGTGAATTTTGCCTGAACGCAATAGATTATGCTCTACAGTTTACCTTGACTTATAAGCTAAAATCTTTAAAAGACAGGGTTGGATACCAATTCAATCCAACTAAACTATATAAATACTTAAAAGATATGGAATTATTAGGAAAGGAAGTGAAATAATGGATAGATTCAACAAATTTTTAGATTATATTTTCGAAGTTGAAGGTAGATTTACTGATGATGAAAATGACAGAGGTGGAGCAACAAACTTTGGGATAATTGAAGAAGAAGCAAGAAAATTTGGCTATACTGGAGATATGCGAAATTTAACAAAAGATTTTGCAAAGAATATTTATCTTAAAAAATACTATCTTGGAAACAAGCTGGATAAAGTTG